AACAACGCTGGGTCAAAATTGTCGCCCAACCAAGACGTACTCGCCGTCACGATGGACTCAGGGTATGCGTTGTAGTTCAGCTCAGCAGCATACGCAACATCCGGTGTTGGCCCCAAAATGAATGTCAGCTCTGTCGAAGCGTCTGAACGCGGGCCATAAATGGCGTAGTACTTTGGCGTTCCCGTAGCAGTCGGAGATGGATAGGCTTCCCGGATAAAGTTAGCATCTTTGTTAAGCAGGTACGAAAAGGCCCCTGTGGATGGCGCAATGACCGCCAGGGAGCACGGCGAGAGGAAGTCGGTAGGGCAGGCTAGGTACTGGTTATTTATCGTCATAGCACCCGTTACGGACTTCCTGAGCGCAGGGATCTGCACAGAAGCGTAAATCTTGGTTTCTGCCTGCCGCGTGAAACGCGCCATGTCGTCCGCGTCGAATGTATTCTCAAGCGTGTTAGCAACTGCTGCTGTTAATTCAGTGTAGTTCATGGATACGTCCCTGTTAGCACCCTGCTGGCTGCCTGCCCTGTGTCAGGACGTGGGTTTTGCAGGGCCTGGGGATCGTCAAATTTAAAACTTCCGAGCATCAACTGCGGATGATCCTGGTCAAGACAACTGGAACAAACCAACAGGCCCGTGGGCTTCTGCTTAACGATCTGCGGCTTTAGAGACAGCAATTTATACTGGAAACCACATAAATCGCAGATACCAAGTGCGTACTTTCCTGATGCGAATGGAGTGCCCATATTAAGCTCTCCTCATCCGTGGCACGAGTCTGAGCGGGGATTTTTCCCTATCTTCGGCTTGTGCATTCTGCATTTCTTCATCGTACTGCATCTTCAGCGTCTGCAACCGATCCATCCCGCCTGGTATCTTCAACGCCAAGTAGTAGGCGAGCCCAGCAACAAGCGCTGGCAGAAACCGGAATGGAACATCTTGTGTGTTTACGCCCGTGCCCGCGTCCTGAATGCGCCTCAATCTCCAATAGATTAGTTGATAGGCTGTGGAAGCGTCGGGAACAGGCCAGAGCGTAACTTGTGGTGCCACCAGGCGCTGTACCCACATCTGTAGTGGCCTGCCTGGTGATAGCTTGTTGGGGATGGTGGCATAGGTCGAGGAGCTGATCCTGGAGATGGTCAAATCGGCTTGTGTTGTTGCACTGCCTGCACCCGTTCGGATCACGTGGTCGATCAAATCAACCGTATCTGCGGGGAGAATGTATGTGGCCGTGGTTGGAACTAAATTCAGGGTGCCGGAGTCGATGGTCCAGAGATTTATTCCCTGGTTTGCCCAGGCGGCAAACAAAATGTTAAGACTGCGTCGCGCAGTCCGCATGTCGTAACCTGATCTCGCTTCCGCGCCAGCGCGCTCAAACGCTTCTTCAATAAGCTCTACGAGATCGAAGTTGGTTGTCGCCGTCCCGGATGTTGCCATTTAGCACTTCCCGCCTTTTTTCAGCCCCGTCATACCCGCCCAACGAAGTCCTTTAGTCGCTGCGCCAGTACCGCGCATAATGCCACCATCTGCCTTCTTGACTGTGCCACCTGCAGCGTATTTCTTCACACCGCCACCGCGCTTCATCTTGGCTGCTTCCGCCGATTCTTGCTTGGCGATACGGGCTAGCGTGCTGGCATGCTCTTTTTCCTGCGCTTTGTCTACAGAGCCGCCTTTGGCCATTCCTGGCGGGGGACCTCTGCGTGCAGCCATCATCGCTGCGACTCTTGGGTCTGTTTGCCCCCCTTGTGAGGGCATTGGACGTTGCTGCATTCGGGCTGCCATCATCGCTGCGACTCTTGGGTCTGTTTGCCCCCCTTGTGAGGGCATTGGACGTTGCTGCATTCGGGCTGCCATCATCGCGGCCACACGCGGGTCTACTGCACCGCCCTTGGCAAACCTTTCTTTTTTATCAAAGAACTCCTCTTTTTTGGAGCCCTCTTTTCCGTACTTCTTCAGTTCACCCTTTGTTTCCACGTCATCCTTAAATTTGCGCTTGAATACCATGATTTACTCCAGTTAATTAACCTGCCCAAAAAATGCACAGTCCGCTGAACCAATGGTCTTTGTGAACGACCCGGTCGATGAATTGCACACAACGATCCCTGCCGATGCTACCAAAGGCGCCGGGGGAGTTATCATAAGACTGGATGCGGCTGCAATTGGAATCGGGGGGTATAGCAAAGTAACTGCGCCATCTGCCGGTAACGTAGCTGAATCCATTATCAAAATGAACTGCGCCGATGCCTTGCTATTGAATACCGTAAGACTCACAAGCGATCCAGCGCTGGCCTTAAGGATGTGACTGGCTTCTAGCGCCGTGCTGGTAACTTGGGTGGCGACAGCGGAGCCAACAACCGTCACATGCGGCGCACTGTTCGTGGCCAACCACTTACTGGATCGGCCAGTTACACTGTCAACTAAAGGGGCGAAGGGCATGTTGGATTCTCCGGTTGTGCAGGCTCGGGCTCCGGCGCATCTATGCGCTCCACGAGGGACTTCATACCATCAATGGCACCCGAGACTGCTGTGACAAAATTAGACGCTTGCACCCGCTGGGCTTCCAGTCGGGTTATTTCAGCGACTAGGAACTCTTTCGTGATGAGCATATTACGCTCCGCCGGTACGATTCGATGCGAGCGTAGTCAGCATGATGTAGCGCACTGTTCCGTCTGCCAACTTGATACGGATCGAGTCCGTTAGTACCTGCGTAGTGTGAGGGGCAACCATCAAGCCGCTGCCCGTAGTAGGTAGCGTAGCAAAATAGTCAATCACACCTGTACCAGAATTGGTAGCGCGCAAGAACGATGCATTGCTCCATGTACCGCCAGTGGCGAAGTCGGAGTCCAGCTGCATTGCAGCTAGTGTGCCGCCTGGATTAGTCGAAGACCCGCCAATCGTCGCACGCATCGCGTTGCCCGCGCCTGAAATCGTGCCGGAGCCATCGACTGACAGGGTGACGTGACGGCCATTGATCGTGCCGCCTACTGCCGCGCCTGCTACTGTGACAACAGCAAAATCTCGACCTACTTCACCGCCTGCACCGGCGCCTGTGAAAGTGAGTTTGTCATAGTTGAGACGAACGTCGCCCGATGTGGCTGTCGATGTTGCATAAGAGCTTGAGAGTTTGCCTGCTGCGGCAATTGTGATGTTGGTTGTGGCATCACCGGACGAAAACCCGGCGGCGGAGACTACTGGACCAGAAAAATGGACAGTCATGATAATTCCTTACATGCAAGTCAAGGGGTGCTGTCTGCATGTCGTATCGCCGGACCGATCAGCTACCCCGTTTATTCCGGGTTATACGTAGCATACTACTTTATTCAGCAGTCCACAACCATTTTCTTTTCCCGCAGTCATAAACACGCCTGCAGCCCATCAAATAAGTCATTTCTGCTTCTGTTCTGGCGTCTGTTTCAGGATTGAACGCACCTTCTACCTCGTGCTCAACAGACACAGCGTGTGTAAGCAGCACATGAAAAAGGGAGCCGAAGCTCCCTTTTTTATAGCGTAGAACCTATATTCTACGGTGCTTTGCGCTAAGATGAACCAGAACTTGCCCAGAGCCCCAACGGATCAGAAATTCCGTACGAATATCTTTCTCTTGACTTGAACTTGACGTTCCCCGTGTCGAAATCACCTTCGTCCTTTGTGTAGATCGGTACGCGCACAAAGTGCTTGGCGCCATTCGGCACATCAGTTTTCAGGAACCACGCATTGGTGTCGGTCAACCAGTGATTTACAGTCCAGCCAGGGATCGTGCCCATCTGCTTCAGAGCATTGATGTCACGGTCTGCTGTACCCGGACGCTCAGTACCCGCAAGCAAACGCGTTGCCACGAATTGCAGTGCAGGCGGGATGATGAGCTTACGCGGGCGAGCAGCAATCAAAAGACCCTTCTCATCAGTCCAGGCAGCAATTTGAATCACTGCGTTTTCCAGAGAGGTTTCATTCAAATCAACCATTGTGGCAGGCCGATTGCTGTTGGTAGCACCATTGACCAGCGGGTGTGCCGTAGAGAACAACACTTGGCCGTCGCCATAAGTTGGATTGCCTGAACCTGTGAACCCAAGATTCAACAGATTGGCAGCCTTAACTTGCTTGGTGTAGGCCATTGCACGAGCCAATGCTTTGGTATAACGAGCAGAGAGACTGGCGTAGAGGTTGTCCTCCATCGCTTCCTCGGTGATCGCAAAGCCCATTGCAATGGTTTCGTGGTTGTAGCGAGCAGTCCATGCTTCTTGGCCAGTATCATATTCGATAGCTTGCCCTTCTTGCTTCACGGGTGCGGCGCCGAATCCTGCCAGTTTGACTTCTTCTTCAAAGCTACGCTCCGAAGTTTCCGTGTCATATATCTCCTTATCCTCTTCAGGATATTGTTTGTACTCAAGCCCAAAAAGAGCGTTGAGACCGGGGATCAGTTCCTTGAGTAGTTGTGCACGAGAGATAGCCATGATTTAGCTCCTTAAATGCCAACGGCACAAGTGTTACTGTGATAGCCTGGATTGAACCGGACGAGAACGTCAGTGTAGGTATCGCCCACAACAGAGAACCCAACCTTATCAACGAAGCCAACAATACGGAAGGCTGCAGAACCGGTTTGCACCGTTGCATCCAAAGCCGAAGTGGAATTACCAGTGGCGGTAGAGCCCGTGGATGTGCTTTGCGCTGCTGCAAAACCAGTATTAGAACCGAGGGCGGTAGCCGCTACAGTAGCGTCACACTGCGCTTGGAAAATAACACGGTCGTCATCTACCACATAAGCTAAGGCGTCAGACGCAACCGTGCCAGTCGGCCAGTATTGTGAGAACATCTTTTGCTTCGTAGATGGACTGGTGTATGTGCAACCCATAAAAACGCCAATGACGCCAGTTACGTGGCTACTGCCATCAGGGAACGCATTCGTGGTGGCATCCATACCGGTCGCGGTAGCGATAGCGATACTGCCGTCTGCAATCACAGCCACAACACTACCCGTGTAGATGTTTGTAGCATAGCCAGAGGCAATAGGGAACATGCGGGTGCTACCAGCATACGGTAGACCTCCCAGCAAATTTACGGGTTTTAACCCATAGGGTGTAGCAGTTGCAGACATGTTAATGTCCTCCTTAAATTAAGTACCTTTTCCGAAAGTGACTTTGGACTTCCTATCAACAAACAAGGGCATCCGAGGATCGCTTTCACGCAAATAGTTGTTATCCATAGAGTTGATCTGCGCCGTGGCTAGCCCACGGAAATGCGCATCACGCTGCTCTATAAACTCAACCGGGGTTTTGCAAAGCAATAAGCCACCGATCTCAATACTGTCAGGGAAGCGGTTTGGTACCCCGCCCAACAGCTGAATCTCTGGATGGTCTGACGCTTTTACAGGCTCCCAGCCCTCGCGGAATTTTGAAGAGATGTTTAGCGCATCTGGCGTGTTAAGAGTGCTCAAACGGATCCAGCGAAATGCGTACCCATCTTCCGGTGTCGGATCGGGTAGAAGTTGAGGAGGCATCCATTTAGTTGGCCGCTCCGTTTGCTCGCGGGTTTCAAGTTCTCTTGGTGTGCGTTCAGTTTTTGCCATTTTCATTTCCTCATTTCTTCCGCAACCGCACGGCCATAGACTTCCAATGAAAGCCCGAGCTGCTTGGCGAGACTAACCTGCGTAGGGGAGAGTACGATCTTTCTGGGCGCTGTACTTCTACTCGCTGGTGCCACTACATTTGAATATGTACGCCGAGAAGGAGGTGCTTCAGCGTCGGGTCCCTCAAATGCTTCGGGAAACCGTTTTTTCATGTCGGTGTTGATTGCACTGTAGTAGCTGTCGCTGGCTACAGGGACACCGGACTCAACCAAATCTTCGTGGAGGCTAAGTGCATAGGCCGTCATCTTGCGATTGGCTCCGAACCACTTGTTGTTTGCCTGCCAGTCCTGTGTTTTCTCATCAACTACAGGGCGTTGCTGCTGTTGTACCACAGGTTGTTGCCGTTGTACAGGGGGTGGCGCCGGGGGCGGGCGGTAGCTATTTACCTTGTCAGCACGGATCTTGGCCGCCGTTAGCTTCTCCTGAGCGTTTACGATGCCTTCAGTATCAAACTTCTCTTGCGCTTCACGATACTCGCGTTTAGCTTCTTCAATTTCTGTAGCTACAGAACGCTTTGCCTGTTCCAACAGCATGTTCTGATTGGATGAGAGGGAGCCCTGAAGTCGTTGGTTTTCAGCAACAATTTGCTGTGCAACCCGCACCGCTTCGTCACGCTCGCGCGTGGCGGTCTCCTTGGCTCTACGTTCGTCGTGGTAGCCCTTGCCTAAATGGGCAAGGCGATCTTTCAGCTTTTGACTGCTGTACTGAGTCAGTTCTTCATCTGTGACATCAGCTGGCTTCTCAGTTGAGGGTACACGGCCTTTGTCTACTTCAGGCGTGTCATCTTGTATGATGATTTCAGTTTCAGCGGGCAAGTCTACTGTGACGCTGTCTTCGGGGTTTATATTTTCTATGTTTGCCATCAAATTCTCCCAATCGCCCGAGGATCACGAACTACAGCTTGAATTGAGTCGTCGTTTACCAAGCGCATTTCGCGGTTATGGATTTTCATTCGTGTTCCCGAGTTAGG